AGAAAGGAGTTACTAATATTATTGGTCGATTAAGGCCGTTAGGCGTTTCGTTAAAAGATATTGAATCAACTTATTTTGGATTTAATACTGCGGCAAAACTGGCAGGGGTTTCATCAATGGAAGCCTCTAACGCTTTTAGACAATTAGCACAAGCTTTAGGTTCTGGAAGATTGCAAGGGGATGAATTTAGAAGTTTAGCGGAGCAAGTCCCAACGCTGTTATTGCCTATTGCAAATGAATTAGGGACAACAGTTGGCAAGCTGAAAGAATTTGGTGCTCAAGGCAAAATAACTTCTGATGTTGTTTTAAGGGCTTTAAAGAAAATAGAAAGTGAAGGGGCCGGAAAGATAGGGTCAATTATTGAACAAAGCTCATTGCAGAGATTTAAAGATTTTCAAAATGCAATGGAAGATTTATCAAGGGCTGTAGGGGATGAATTAATGCCAGCGATAACGCCTTTAGTAAATTTAGTGACAAAGCTTGTTAAAGGATTTGCAGAGTTAAATCCTACCGTTAAGAAAATAGTAATAGGGATAACGGCGGCGGCGGCTGGCTTGTTAATTGTTGTGCCTGCTGTTCTTTCTCTTGTCGCTGCCGCAACTGCTCTTCTGCCTGCTTTAAAATTAGCAGCAGGAGCAGTAGCAGTTTTAACTGCTAAATATTGGTTACTTGCTGCGGCTGTTGCTGGAGTTGTTAGTATTCTTACTTGGCTAGGTAATAAGTTTTTGAATTGGAGAAAAGATAAAAAAGAATGGAATACTTTATTAAAAGAAGAATCTCGAAAAACATTAGAAACAACTTTGGCTATAGAAAAGGAGACGTTAGCAAGGATAAATAGTGGGGATATAATGGATGGAAATGCAACAAAAGTAGAAAAAAGAATTAAACAATTAGAGGAAGAATTAGGGCTTAGAGAAAAATTAGCAGAGTCACTTATGACTGATGCAGATAGAGAAGATATTAGAAAAGAGAATGAATTAGACTCATTTTTATCTAGTAAAATTGATAAATCATTAGGAGGAACAAGACCAGAAATTGAAAACCAAAAGAAAGTAATTGAATTAACAGAAAAAGAAAAACAATTAAGACTAGAAATAAAAGATATTCTTGCTCAAGGAATGCAAAGTGCTATCGAAGGATTAATTACTGGAACTAAAACATTAGGACAAGCATTAGCAGATGTTGCGAAAAGCTTGGCAAGTATGTTTCTGCAAAGGGGGATACAAGGAATGCTTGGTAAGATGCCTTTCTTTGCAGCCGCCGCACCAGTTACAGGAGCCGAAGGAGCGTATTTTTCTAATGGAATAAAACCTTTCGCTGCTGGAGGAGTTGCGACACGCCCCACTATGGGATTAATAGGAGAAGCAGGAGAGGACGAGTATGTGATTCCAGCATCTAAGATGGCTCAGTCAATGCAACGGTATAACGCAGGTGCTAGGGGTGATTCTGTTATCCCTGGTACTGGTCAATCATCAGCAGGAGGAGCTTCTGGTTCAGTAACAACTGTAAATTATTCTGGCCCCCTACTTTCGTTTAATTCAGAAGACTATGTACCGAAGAGTGCCGTAGGTCAGATTATTAATTCAGCAGCATCCAAAGGTGCAGCAGCAGGAGAAGCTAGAACAATGTCTACGCTACGAAATAGCAGAGGATCTAGAGCAAGGGTTGGAATCTGATGACTGTTGTTGCTTTAACTGCTTTTGTCACTGTTGAAAATTCTAGTGGTGATGTAGAGCATAAATTTCAAAATGGCAAGCATGAAGCCGTTGATGACCACGATTTCCTATCTTTTATTTATCAAGGGGCTGCAATGAATAGATCGGGAGATAATTTAGAGGCTTCTATCATTCTTGCAAATAGCCCAATAACGATGGCTTATGTTAAAGATTTTGTGGAGAAAAAATATTATATAAAAGTTGAAACATTCTTAATGAACGAAAGTGATTTTAGCAAAAAAACTTCTGCAAAGAATGGAGGACTTTTAACGGCTGAGTATTGGCTTGCTGCTGGCATGGGATACGACTCTCAATCTATCGAATTGTTATTGAGTTCTGCTATTGATGCTGTTGGTGCAAATGCTCCACAGCAAACATTGACAAGAGGTAGATGTTCTCGTTTACCTCTAACAGGACAGATTCAAAATCTTTGAAGCCTTACGAATTAATAGGACTTAAATATCGTTTAGGTGCTGATCCTGAAAAACATGGAGCTGGTGATTGTTTATCTTTGGTTCGTACAGTATTAGCAAATTATGGTTTTATTGTTCCTCAAGGACAGCGTGATTGGTATCGAAGATTAAAGAAAAAAGATTACAGTATCTTTTTTGAAGAATTAAATAGGTGGGGAGTTGAATCACACCCTAAACTAGGAACAATTGGCTTATGCAAATCAGATGATGGTTATGGCATGGCTGCTTATTACGAGGAAGGATGGCTGAGTTACCGAAGAACATTAGAAGACCAGGTGGTGATATGGTCGCCGCTAGAAGCCCTTTTGGTCGTAGGGTGCTACTTCCAACGGAAGCCGATCTGTGTAATGCCCTTGGATTAACAGAAGAAGAATATTTTCAATTTTTAGAAGGTGTAGCAGCAAAAGCAAAAGAACGACCTAAAGCGTATGGATTAGTGCCTGATATTGTTAATATGCCTCAAGTTGCTGCTCTTTTTTGGGCAGGAGGAGGATTAACTTTTCTTGGACAAATTGCTGTTGGTGTTGGATTAACGTATCTTTCTCATGTTTTAACGCCTAAACCTGAACAACCAAAGCAAGGAACACAACAACGAACAGCAGATATAGCAGGTACAAAAAGATTTGCTCCACAAAGTAGTTTTAATAGCGTTCAAGAATTAGCAAACTTAGGAGAGTTAGTTCCTCTTGTTTTTACAAATAGAACGGGTCATAACCCGAATGGTGGAGTAAGGGTTGCATCACAGATGATGTGGTCGCAACTTGTCAGTTTGGGTCGTTATCAACAATTAAAGTTATATGCTTTATTTTCTTTAGGTGAATTAGATGAGAAACCTGATTTTAAAGGATATGCAATTGGTGATTTATTAATTTCTAATTATCACTCTGATAAAATTTATAAAGTCGGAGGCAATATTCCTTTTTCTAAGGGCTTTTATCATGAATATGGAAGAGTTATAGTTCAATATTTAGACGGTGCAGGAGATACTTTCAAAATTGATAATAAAGACTATTTTTCTGGGACAAGAAACCCTACAACACAATCAACATTTGGCTTAAGTTCACCAATGCCAAATTGTACTTATTTTAATTTGCCTTATGAGTTGGTTCGTTGGGGTGACACTGGAGGCCGAGATAATGACAAAAGACCTGCTTATAGAAGAATGGCTCCCAAAAGAATCAAGATGATGGGTGCTTGGCCTATGAGATGTGGTTTTGCCGATGGTGGAAGTGCTGCGAAAAAAAGAGGTGAGGTTGAATATGAAAAAGGTGATGTTCTTACTTATCAAGTTGTTGGTGGTGATAACAATGATCAAAGTAATGAGGGTAATTTTAACGCTTTCCAAGCACATGGACCGAGAGGAAATTATGGCTCTAATGGTGTAGAAGATGTAGATGCTGTAACAACTTCTGTCCGAGAAGCAACTGATCAGTACATCGCAATAGGCGAGCAATATATGGCTGGAACTGCTTTAGTTACATGCAAGTATGAAGGAGGGCAAGATCAACATTATCCTGGTCAACCTTGGGAAGCACAAAAATCAAAGACAAGGAATTATACATTTGAAGTTACAGAAAAAGGTCATTGTCATATCCTCCCTGAACCAAATTTAGGGACTCATTGCAACAATCCAGTTTGGCAAGACCCGCATTGGAATATCAGAAATAGTAATCCTGATCAGTTTTATTATGGTCAACAATATAATGAGATTTACCCTCCACATTCAAGATATGCTCTGCAAAAAGTAACTGTTGGAACTGTTTCTGATAACAGAAAATGTGATATAACAGAACTAGGTTTAAGGTCTAAAGTATTTAAACAAATACAGACTGCAAATGTAAACAGCAAGCCTTCTGAAGCAACTCTTGTAGATCTTATCGATGGAAATTCATCATTACAATTAGGAACAGTTAGTACATTTACTAAAAGAATTAGTTTCTTTAAATTACAAATAAGAAAGTCTGGGTCTACTGATGATTGGTATTGGTTAAAACCATCTGGTGAATTTCATTCTGGTTTGTTTTGTGTTGTGGGTAACACGCCTGAATTTCAATATAATTATATAAGAGTTGATCATGATTACGATCAATATGAATATAGATTTTTACCTTGGCCTGGTAATGATGTAATCAAGCATATTGAAAACGGAAATAGGATGCTGACGGCTTCTTTGTTAAATGCTAATAGTGCAACAACTCAAGCATCTGTTCAACAATATGTTGCAGGAAATTCTAATGAATATACAGTTAAATTCGCTGGTAGATTGAATTATTTATTGAGTAAAGAATCTTTAAGTAATACAGAGTGGATTGTTGCTAATCCTCAATTACCTTCAAATGAAATTCGTTATTTTTGGACACTTTCAAAAAATAGTTATTCAAGCCCTAATAATATTGAACCAAGAGATTTAGAAAGGACAGAAACACCTCTTTATTCCAAGGTTGTTGATGTAGTTAATACAAATGCTCATGGAACGGGTATGCAAGTGCGATTGAAAATGTGGGGAAAAAATGATCAAACTTATGCAACGTGGTCAATGGAGGGTGAGCCCGGAAGCGGTTATAGAATAGGAGATAAAGTTATTATTCCTGCTGTTGCTGTTACTAAAGACAGTATTAATAAAGGTAGTATGCCTAATCT